CCGGGCCCCACCTTGTCGTAGCGCGACTGAAACCATGCCGCCGACATGTCGATCGAATCCCGGTGCACGATCGGCGCGATCGCGTCGAAAAACGCCAACGCGTTCTCGTCCGTGAGTTTGCGTTCGCGTTAAGACATCACGAGCATTCATGGACACCGCACTGTTGTACGCCGCTTATGTGGCCTGCCCCCTCGCCTTCGCACTCATTATGTATATCTTGCGCAAGGTGACCAAGTATGCGCTGTCCAGCCTCCGCCGTTTCTTAGTAACTTGCGTAGTAGGCAGCACCTTAGCAATCTTAGCTTGCTTCGTGGCTTGGTACGTGCCCCTTTGGGCGCGCATCGCCAAGGCATGGCTCATGAACGTGGGCTATTCCTGTGCTATCGACAGAGCCCGTAGGGAGTCATTGCTGGAATTATACCAGTTGCCGGGCATCGGCCCCTTTGCTGCCATTGTCGGACCTTGGTTCGGCATGCCTAGCTGGGGGGAAGTTCACCTGGACTTTGGCCCTACTTGCCATCTTTTGGACCATTATGGCCTCGTCCCCGCTTTATCTGCACCGCCTATGGTGTTGTGGTTTAAGTGGGCGTGTTATTGTGTCCTGGTTCTGTCATTGCCGCTGGTCTGTATTTGGTGTTATATTTGTTTTTGTACCCTGCAGATCATCCGGCGATCCCTTTCTGGTTGGGTCCTTCATGCTGACGCCCCTGTCCTTCCCTTCACGTTGGACACCGTCACCAAGGAGGTCAAACGAATGTCTGAGGCCATTTGTGGTGAGGTTTCTAAGATCAAGCCTGTTGATGGTCACCACATTCGCCTCGCCCATGTCCGAGCCCGAACTGAGCAGTCTTGCCTCCAGTTCCTCCGACGGTACACCGTCAAGACTCGGGACATTGGTGGCTCCCTCAAGCGTAACCAAAATCTGGGAGCCGACCATCACATTTGTTACCCCAACCTGGACGCCGCAGACCATCGCCGCGCCCAACTGATGACCGACTTTGCTAATGACGCAGGTGTGCACTCTGGCCAAGATTGCCCCTGTAAGAGCCGGCTCAGTATAATGTCATACACCGATTTTCATCTTACACGAGATGACCTTTGTCAGGCTATTTCTAGCCCTACCCTCATTATCACCCATGACTTTTCCGCCCATAAAGGCGTGAAGAAATGGTATGATGGTGAGGCTACTGTTGAAGTCAACCACGCCGGCGTGTCTATGCAGTCCGCCGGTGGGTCCAGCTACGTGCATGGTTACCACCATTGGGGCCCCGAAGGTGTGCTGATTTCACATGACAAAGCTTTACATTATCGGCGATTAGGTTTTGTAGACAAGTACACCATGGTGTTGCTTGTGTGGCCCTCTAGCGGCACGTACTACCGTAACGACCCACTCAACTTGCGCTCGAGTGCGGGTATGGTCGCTGCAGCTGATTGTTCTGGCGGTGTGACAGCCGTCCGAACTACAGTGGGAGATGGCAAGCTCGTCTTCTCTTTCCGAAAGGGAGGGGAGGAAATTGGCCAGGTCCCAGCAGCAACCATCATCAGATCTGCACATGCGCTCTCCACCTTGGCTAGGGGGGAGAGATATCGTGCCACCTCTGACTCCATTGTCAGATCTAGATTCGTTGCGGATGAAGCAGACCTAAACCTCCTGCAGTACGCCACCGCCCTGGTATCCCAGCTGTCTGACGAGATGGCTACAAATACGGCCTATGATTCATGGATAACAGGTAGCCCTTCCGACCTTTCTTGGTTGCACCGACGGGTGCTCGGTCTCCTCATTGCGGCGTGTAACCGTCGTGGGGTCCTCTTTTCCGCGTCCCGCAGTATTTTCTTGTGGTTCGTGGGGTCCAACCGTCAGCACTCCCTGACGCCTTGGGCTTGGAGTGACATTCGTGTCCCGATGTACGATGTAGTACCACCAAAAGAAAAACTCGAGACAATTGAGAACACGTCACCATCCCGTCCCTTTCCATCTGGCGGGCAGGGTGATGTTGCCGGGCCTGCTCCGCCAAATAGTGATGTTCCCCGGCAGGACTCTGAACAATGCAGCAACCTCACTCCTAACACGAGTGTTGAATGTGGTACCCCTCCCCCACCCCCTCCTCCTGAGGTCGTCGTGGAGCATAAGCCCCAAGCTGCACGGAAGCCCCGTGTTCCCAAGCCTTCAGCTGCCAAACCAGCAGCCTGCACAGAACCTACTTGTGCCGGAAAGCACTTGCCAGGTCAACCATGCCAGCAGCGCAAACCTTGTGCTGGAATCTGTCGCCATGCCGATGGGTCTCCAGTCCAATTCCATGCCCTTGCTGCTAAGTGCCGAGGTGAACAGCCCAAGCCCGCTACTGCGGCCGCTGTCCCTGGCCCCTCGGGGGCCTCCACCTCTTCATCCACTGTGCCTACCCCCAGAACTGCCACTAGAAACCCTGGTCGCAGAAGCACGCAGACTGGGGGGAAAAATAAACCTCGAGTACCTAAAGGAGATGTCCAAACCCCAAAGTCCACTACCACCGGTCGGAAAAATGTGGGGAAAAGACTGGACAAGAATGTCGCCGCTTCAAAGAGCGTACGTAATAGCGGCAGAAGACGTGCAAATCCCCGTAACCCCCGGGGAAATGGTCCCAAAACACCAAATCCCGGACCTCAAGCCCCTCCCCCAGATGTTGGGAATGTATCTGCAGGAGGAAGCCAGCCAGTGGGTCAGCCAAGTGAATCCCTCCCCTCAGGAGGACGTCCACTTTCGGCTATGGCTGAGCCGTTTTCCCCCGCGACAACAACGGGAGTTGTCGGAGGCGAGGCAGCGGGTGCTCCATGTGGACCTGGAGCACAAGCATGCCATTGTTAAAGCTTTTATTAAGATCGAGGCCGGGACTGCGGCGGTGGACCCTAGAAACATCTCACCGCGCCGTCCAGAATTTCTTGCGATCATCGGCCCATATATATACGCGATCGAAAAAGCTGCCCGGGCTGCACCGTTCCTGGTCAAGGGGTTGGATCCCTTCGCCAAGCGCCGAACCATGCAGCCCTTCACCGAGTTTCCCGTACTCTTTGAGACTGATTATAGCAGATTTGACCGTACAGTCTCCCAGGATTACCTCAAATTTATCGAGGTAGGATTCATAGAGCTACTGTTCCCTAAGTCCGAACACCAGCTTCTTCATGTCGCCCTTGGTTTTCTATTGCGCACCCGTGGTTTACACCAGCTGGGTCTGTGGTACACAACCGATGGTGGTCGGTGCTCTGGTGACGCTCAGACCTCGGTCTTGAACGGCATCATTAATCACTTCAATACTTGGTCGGTCCTCCGACATCTCCCCCCGCGTTCGTGGTTTAGCAAACACGAGGGTGATGATGGCCTCATTGGCGCACTGAAAAGTGTTGCTGATTCGGTTGAGACATGCCTGAAGTACGTCCCTGCCCTGGGTTTTAAACTCAAGGTTTTGCGGTCTACTTGTCTGGAGGATATCACTTTTTGTGGTAGGTTTTATACCGCCTCGTCAGGTCGAATTGAAGATTGCGCCGACTTACATAGAGCATTATCCAAATTTCATGTCACCTGCACCCAGGGCCGCTTAGACGAGCTTGCTCTGGCAAAGGCTTTGTCCTATTACCATACGGACTCCGACACTCCCATCCTGGGATGGTGGTGCTATTGCATCATCTGTTACTTGCTACCGAGAATGCGGCCTAAGTGGTCCCGCGCAGTCCAGCGCAATCTACGCACACAAGAGCGCGTACGTTTCTCCGCAGCACTCTCAGCGAAGCGTTATGCTCACGCTCCTTCACCCTCCCCTGGCCTTGTTGCACTCATCATGCACAGGACCGGTTGGAGTGGTGGCGTCATCGAGGCCACCGAGATGCTCTGTCGACAAGCCGTTGCCCTAGACATCATCCCTGTGTTGCCAAGGCTACCCATCTTTGACGAAGTTCAAGCTGAGACAAGTAAAATTACACTGTACCACGGAGGGGAATTAATTGTGTGAGGTCGCAGCTCACTCCTTACCCCGCGTAGTGACAGAAGTTGACTGTAACAACTAGCTTTCTTACGTTCTTTTATCACTACACCGTCAGTCGTCACCATTGCTCGCCAGTCAT